TTGGCGCAATGGTTTTGGAAAATGAGCAGAACAATGGCACAATGGACGATTTAGCCAAAGCCATACTAAATGAATATAGCGAATTTAGCCGTTATCGAGCCTTTAGGATTGCCAGGACAGAAACCCAAAACGCTTTAGGCTTTGCGCAATACCAGGCAGGGTACCAAGCACAAGAAAAGTTGGGCGTCCAATTAATTGGGGAATGGTGGACGAGTTTAGACGACAGAGTAAGACAAAGCCACCAAGAATTGCATGGCGAAAAAAGACCTTTAGGCGAGGCTTTCAGTAATGGCTTGACATTTGCAGGGCAGTACGAAAACGACAAGGGAGGGCACAACAATATAAATTGCCGTTGTGTCATATTACACCACTTTGACTAGGAGGCACGGGAAATGCTTTTAAAAAACCTTGAATTTGAATATAAAGCCAACAGCGAAAAGCGACAGTTTGAAGGATACGCAAGCACCTGGGACAAGGATTTAGGGGGCGACATTATTTTACCGAACGCCTTTAAAAAGACCATTATGGAGCGATTCCCAAGGAACAAAATTAAAATCCTTTGGCAACATAATGAGCCTATTGGGTTGCCAACCCATATGGAGGAGGACAGTAAAGGCTTGTATGTAATAGGCAAAATAAGTAAGACCCGGCTAGGGGACGAGGCTTTAGAGTTAATGAAAGACGGAGTTGTGGACCAAATGAGCATTGGCTATGACGTGGTACAAGACGAAATGGCAGAGGACCAAAGCACCCGTTATTTAAAAGAGTTGGTTTTGTACGAGTTTAGCCCCGTGACTTTTCCGATGAACCCACAAGCCGACATTACAAGCGTGAAAACGCATTTCAACAGCCTTGTAAAAGAATTTTCCAACCCTTTAATGGCAACAATGTTGAAAGAGGGCAGAGCGTTAAGCAAAGCCAATGTTGAAAGTCTAAAAAGCGCAATTGATACCCTACAAGGCATATTGAGCCAAGTGGAAAAAGGGAATGAGCCGAGCAAAGCCTCACTCATTGAACCTTTCCACTCACTCATAGCCGAAATGAAGGGCTACACCATAGGAGGCAAGAAGTAATGGCAGAAACCAAGATTGACCTTGAGAAGTTGCAAAAGGACTTTTCCGACAGTTGGAAAAACCTAAAGGGATTGCTTGACCAACAAGCAGACGAAATTAGAACACAAGGGGAAACCCACAGCAAGACAGCAAACAGCATTATGAGCGTAGAAAAGAAAATTGAGCAATACGAGGCAGAATTAAAAGGCATTACCGACAAGTACAAAGATTTTGAAACCCAATTAGGCAGAGCCAATGTAAATGGTGGACAGCAACAGCCACGCAAATCAATTGGCGAGCAGTTTGTTGAGACAGAGGGCTTTAAAAACATTGTGCAAAATGGCTACAACGCAAGCATGGAACTAAAAAGCTTTTTCCCAAGTGGGCGAAAAGACCTTGACAGTAGCGCAACAAGCTTTGGAGTTGGATTACTACCCGAGCGCATACCGCAAATTTTTACACCGCCAAAGCGTGACCTAAAAATTCGTGACCTAATGAATGTACAAGGCACGCAAAGCAATGCCATTTCTTATGTAGTTGAGACAGGCTTTACAAATAACGCTGGCATTGCACCGGAAAAGTCACTCAAGCCAACGTCTGATTTGACTTTTGACCTTGAGACAGCAAGCGTAAAAACCATTGCGCATTGGATACCAGCCTCAAGACAAATTGTGGCAGACGCACCGCAAGTGATGAACTATGTAGACAACCGTCTTACATATGGACTTGCTTACACCGAGGAGAGCCAATTATTATGGGGCGATGGCACAGGGGACAACATTTTAGGAATTATGACCAACCCTAATATTCAAAATGCAGGGGGCATGGCAACCGGGGACACTATGATTGACCATATTCGTAGAGCCGTAACCCGTACAGCTTTAGCAGGCTACCCAGCAACAGGATTAGTTTTACACCCACTTGATTTTGAGGCAATTGAACTACAAAAGACCACATATGGCGAATATATTTGGGTTTCAGTTGTAGACGGAGGCGTCCCAAGATTATGGCGCTTGCCAGTAGTTGAAAGTAACAGCATGACCCAAGGGGACTTTTTAGTTGGAGCGTTTGGACTTGCTGGGCAAATTTGGGATAGAGAGCAAGCAAATATTCGCATTTCAGAACACCACAGCGATTATTTTGCACGTAATATGCTGGCTATTCTTTGTGAGGAAAGACTTGCTTTGACTATTTACCGCCCGGAGGCTTTTGTTAGAGGCGTATTTGGAGCACGTAGCGCAGTTGCAGGCGACACAGCTACACCAAGCCCAATCATTACAGCTTAATTATAGTGCTTGAGAGGGGGCAATTTGCCCTCTTTTGCATATTTGGATACTTACAGTAGGAGGCAAGGAAAATGGTTAAATTACGAGCATTAAAGACCTTTAGCGCTGGTGGCGCAAAATTAACAATGCAAGGCGATACTTTTGACGCAACCCAGGACAGAGCCAATGAATATATTCGACTTGAATTGGCAGAGCAAGTGGACCCGAACACCCAAACGCAGACCAATGCAACAGGGGAAACCGTGACCACACCGACAGCAGACGCAACAGCGCAAGAAAGCCAAGCGCCTAACAATATCAATACAGAGTTTGCCGAGGAAACAGCGCCCAATTACGCAGAATTACGTAGAGGCATGGCAACAGACAACCCCGAGGACACAGAATTTGCAGAGGAATTGGGCAACGTTGGTGAAGGTACACCGGGTATAAGGACCGACTACACCGAAAACGAATTAAGCGAAATGAACGTGAAAGAATTAAAAACAATTGCAAAGAATAATGGCGTAACAGGATACAGCACAATGACAAAAAGCGAGTTAATTTTTGCTATTCGTGCCCAACAACAAGGAGGCAACCGAAATGAGTAAGGAAAATAATCAAAACCAAGACCGCACGCAGGCATATGACCAGCCGGAATTTAACCCAAATGACACAGAATTTGCGCAGGAAAATGCAAACTTTGCCAACCCTTTAGCCACAAATAATATTGAGGCACAAAACAGCGAGGACGCAGAATTTGCACAAGAGCATGGATTAAGTGGCGCACCCGAAGGAACAAAAGACGCACGGGGAGGAAACAACAACCCCGAGGGCGCAAGTGGCTATACAAGTGGACGTGTAGACGACAGAGGGCGCAAAGAGGCAGACCCACGCCAGGCAGACGAGAACCGCACGCACCCTAATAGCAATGTAGGCTATACAGACGACCAAAGAACAGGGGGCAACCAATAATGCCAGTTTATTCACCGCAAGCAATGGCAGACAAAACCCGTTATTTGATTAATCAAGGTTTACCACAAGCCGAGGCAGAGGCGAAAGCTTTTGCAGAATTGGGCATTTATGGCGACCTACCACAAGACGTGCGCAATGCTTATGATTTTTACATGACCAACCCAAGCACAAAAAGCCCTTTTGCACGCAATGACCGGGACCAAATTTTAGACAGGGCAAACGCAGGCGCTCAAGTAAGTGACGCAGATGGAGAAAATACCGTTGACGCAAGCCCAGCCTATACAACCAACCCTGCCGACTTTTCACTTAATACCAATACCGAGGGGACAGGCACAACAGCAAGCCCCGAGGGAGAAACAAACCAATAGGGAGTGCTTTTTATGCCTTTAATTGACCGCTTGACAAGCGACACCAGCCCCGACTATATCACAATAGACACCATTAAAAAGTGGATACGAGTAGAACATACTTTAGATGATGATTTGTTGTTAATGTTGAGGCAAGTGGCAGTGAATGAGGCGTGGAATTACACTCAAAACGATTTTCAGACTACAAATGACGCAGGGGAATTGGTGGACGTGCCAATTCCCTTTAATGTTGTTATGGCTTGTTTAATGTATATTGCCTATTTGTATGAGAACCGTGGAGAGTTAAGTTTTACGCAAGGCACAGGCGTGCCCCTGCCAATATCTTATTTAACTTTGCTCAATCCTTATAAAAAGTTGGTGGGGACTTGAGCGCATACTATCCGACACCAATTGGCTATTTTAGGGACAGAGTGAATGTTAAAAAAGTGCAAAGAGTGGAAAATGGGCGTGGAGGCTGGACCGAAACCGAAAACGACATAGGCACCTTTTGGGCTTTTTTGGAGCCAGTAAGTGCACGCAACATAGTGCAATACAGACAGGCAGATATGAACGTTAACACTAAATTTATTATGAGAATGAATACAGCCATAGACAATCATTGTGTCTTATATGCAAGAGGCGAGCGCTTTATTGTCGAAAGTGTTTTGCCGGACCGACAACAAAAGATTTTAACCATTTTAGCCGTTGGAGAAAAAGACAATGGGGGCGTGAGTGGATAATGGCAAATGAAGTAAGCTTTTCCCTAAAAAATATGATACCGAATATAACAAAAATGTTACCCGAAAAATTTGAACAAGCCTTGTTAAAATCCGCTATAACCGTGAGCAATGAAGTGAAAATAACTTTAGCAGGACAGAGACACGGCAAAATGTACAGAGTGCCAGGGACAAGGCGTTTTTATAGAGCCTCAAGCCCAGCCGAGG